CTAGGCGAAGCCGTTGCGGCTCTGGTTGAGAAACTAGATCGCACGTTGTACAAGCGTATGACTACACGGAAACGTGGGTCATATACTGGTCAACAAACGGTGCGCGAAAGCAATGGGCTGTTGTTTGACTATGACGTCTCTTGGAAGCGAATCGCGGACGAGAGGGTCGTTTTCTATTACAAGATTAAACCCGCACGTGGCATTGCTTATTCAGAATTGTCATTTGGGTCGCCCATCGAATGGTTATGGGAGGTAACTCCTTTTAGCCATGTGATAGATTGGGGATTTAATGTCGGCGAATACCTAGCGTCGTTAGACGCGTTGGATGGTATAACCGATATGAGTCTCAACTACTCTCGCAAGATGCTGTATGAACATACGAAGACATTGAGTCCTTGGGAAACTGAGGGTAAGATGATTGTACCGAACAAGCTCTCCACAAGAGAGTACGTCCGGACGTATCAAAGTACAGTACCACAAGCACAACCTCCAACATGGAAGCCGAGTAAATCTTGGTGGACTGCGTCTAACGCTTTAGCTACCTTGGCCCAAGTAATACCGGGCCGTCATTACTGGCAGCATTTAGCACGACATAAGTCTCTTTAACAATGGATTTTCTTGAAAAAGTATTATTTATCCTTTGTATAAAGGTCCTTGTGCTTGCGTTCCTCCTAGTCTTATTCCACGACTGCTGGAACAAAACGATCTGGAATCCTTTTCCAGAGTTTCCGGGAATCTTCCCTTAACAGCGGAATAAACCGCATTACTGTGCATTAACTTGCAGGAGACCCACTATGGGTACACCAGTAAACATTACATTAACCGACAACGTCCTCACTGACCATGTCTTTAAGCCTGTCCTCACGGACGGCCAAGGGTATGCGAAGTGGGAAAGTGATGAACATCCTAATCGCTCGAATATTAAAGGAGCGCTTAGCATCCGCAAAACGCGTGATGTCAAGAAGGGTCTGATGAAGATCCCATTGATTGTTCAGATGCCGGTCTATCGTACTGATATCGCTGGCGCAGTTACCTTGCTCGGCTTTAACCAAGCTAAAGTTGAGTTAACCTTTCTCGAAGACAGCACCAACGCAGAAACACTTCTACTGCGCGGGATGCTTGACGCGAGTCTGGCAGAGGCCACCCTATTGGAGAAATACCATGTGGATGGTGAAGTCTACGTTTAACTATCGTGTAGGCTTCTGACTGTTGTCCCCCGTTCTTACGTGGGGGACTAATACATTTAATCCTTAATAAGGAGTATTGCCATGAGTCGATTTACGATCGACAATTCCTCCGATTTTAAATTGGAGGTCTCCCTTCTTTTAGCCATTGCGGCTTTAGTCGACAC